TTATCGGCTTCAGCTTTCTCAGCAGCTACCTTATCGGCTTCAGCTTTCTCAGCAGCTACCTTATCGGCTTCAGCTTTCTCAGCAGCTACCTTATCGGCTTCAGCTTTCTCAGCAGCTACCTTATCGGCTTCAGCTTTCTCAGCAGCGGCTTTATCGGCCTTCGATGTAGACTTCTTTTTAGTCACGACTGGCTCAGAGATAACACCGCAAGCAAGAAGGCGAGTCGCTTCTGATTCTGATAACGAAACAGAATCGCCCGCCTCATAATCTTTCTTGTTATGCGATAACAACCAGTTAACAGGGTATTTTTTATTAGCCATGATTTCTCATCCTAAAAATGGTGAATGATTTTGCAGAGCGATTAACTCTGCAAAATGATTAAAGACTAGGCCGCAATAACATCTTGCAGGAAGAAGCCTAAATCAGGCGCTGCTACAACTTCTTTTAGCGACTCGACAACACGATTCATCTGCCCGCCTTTTGCACCAATGTCTTTATCAAACATAGCACCAGAAATACGAGTTCCGTATTCAGCAGTGAAGGCAAAAGTAGTACCAGAATTAGGACGCGCAGTCGCATCAATATAGGTTAATGCAACGTGATTACCCCATACACGCTGCATGTTCACTGGCTGGCCTTTACGGGCAAGATTTACAAAACCTTCACCCACGTTGATTTCATCAAGCTCAAGTAGCTCAGCAATCGCTTGACGTGATGCCATGCCAGAATCACCGCTATTACCATTGGTGGCTTTTACAATGATTGGATGCGTTGCTAGTGCTGTATAAGCCTTGCGACCAATGGTCATTTTATTGGGGCGCATGATGCATTTATCCAATGCATGTAAAATTTCAAGCAGCGGATCAGATGCTGAATCTGACCATTGACCCGTTCCCGATAGTGTCTTTTTGTTATTAGCACCATAGGTCGCAGGATCAAAAATAATACCTGCTGTACGTATTTCACGACCCAAGCCAATCAAGCCTGTTAGGTACTCAGTTGAATGATCCAACGGGTCAAACCCTTCTGGCGCTTGTTCAATATCACTGAATGGAATTGGGTCTTCCAAACCAAAATCTTCAGTTGAATCTGTTTTATCCTTTGAGGTAAACGAAACCTGATTGGTTTTAGATTTACGGCCAACCTTGGTATCTGGAACGGTAAAACTTTCAGCAAGGGTATGCTCTTTGTATTTAAAAAGTTCACGACCAACAGGCACTCGCGGCATGACAGAATCTGCAATTAATTTTGGATTGGTGTATGCAATTGCAATTGCTGTTTGAACTGGATCGACTGGAAAAGGAGTATTCATACTTAGCCTTTATAATTTAATAATGAATTAAGAATCAAAAATAACGAACGAATGCAGGGTTAACCCTGCATAGAACCGCAACCAATGAGCGCAGCACCAATATCACCAAGCACACCGTCATATTCTGCGATGCCGACAATACGAACATTCGAACCCGCACCAGGCGCTGCAACAACCGCACGACCTTCTGCATCCGCAGTAAGCTCATCACCCGCTGCTACATTGCCGCCATATTCAACATCAGCGATACCAGCACGAGTAACATCAACGCGATCACCTAGATCAGCGTCAAGCTCCATAGAGATACCCATAGATTTTGCCGTTGCAGATGTCGCATGAATCACACGACCTTCTGAACTACCAAATACAACAATGCGGCACTTTTTAATTGCTGTTTCAGCAATATAATTTTTATTTAACGTTGGAGTTCCCATCGTAAATATTCCTTTTAAAATGAATGTAAAAACAGACCGTCAGAATCTGTACTTAGTTAAGCTCAGCAGTGGCCTGTTTTACCGCTGCTGACAATGACAATCTCTTGCCACCGGCCTCAGCTTCAGCAACCAATTCTTTTGCTCGCTGCCCTACTGCCTGAGGGCTTGCCGCGTTAGTCGCTTCAGTTTCGGTTTCTTCCTGAGCCCCTTCAGCACTTGCGACAGAATCCAACGCTGCTGGCGCATCAGATTCAAGAGTGGCGGCAACCTTTTTAGATTCTTCACGGTGTGCTGATAACACTTGAACAGCCGCTTCTGGCCCCGTTGTTTTACCGTCAAACGCTAAGCCAGCAATCAATGCTTCATGACCAGGTATTGATTGGGCGTTTACGTCTTGAATACGTTGTCGCTCAGCCGTAGCACCTTGCGTTCGAAAGGCCGCAGCCGCGTCAGGGTATTTTTGTTCGATTTCTTCTGTGTTCATGCTTATAGCCTCTCCAGAGGTTGGTTGGTTTGAATCGTCAGCGGTCGCGCCAAAAATAGTGGCTCCGGTACCGCCCTGCTCAGCCGTTAACATGCTGATAATTTGTTCTTTCGTTTGAATGGCTTTTACTAATCCCGCATCAACTGATTGCTGACCAATAAAGATTCGACCGTCGGCCATATTTTCTAATACGGCGTCAGTCGTCATTGCTCTATGCTTGGCAACCGCACCCACGAACACGCTGTAAAGATAATCAACCTGCGCTTGAATGCTGGCCTTACCGTCTTCAGTTAACGTTTCGTATTGCGTGGCGATGCGCTTAAATTTGCCCGCATAAATTTCTGTTGTTTTTACGCCTTCAGCAGCTTGCGCGGCCGACACATCAGTATGCGTTGCAACAACACCAATACTGCCTACCGCAGTTGTATCTGATGACGCGTAAATTTCTGAAGCCGCTGAACCAATCCAATAGGCCGCCGAGGCCATCGTGCCATTGGCTAGCGCGACGATCTTTTTTTGCTCGCGAGACTCAAAAATCAAATTGGCTAATTCAGGTAAGCCATCAACAGAGCCACCAGGACTATCAACATCAAATAAAATAGATTGAACCGAGCGATCGTCTAATGCCGCCTGCAAATCACGCGCAACCAATTCAGTAGAAACACCACCCGAAATTGCGCTGAATAAATTCGCACGTTTCGCAATTACCCCGTGAACGGGAATAACCGCCACACCGTCGATCACTTCATAATTTTTATGCTGGTTATCCAGCGGACGACCCAACGCTGCTTCTACTTCAATTAAGTCACGGGCATTTCCCGTCATTCGTGCCAAGTAAATACTTTGAATTTCACGCAGAGTATCTGGCATAACCGCCCAAGGTGCGTTTACCATATCCAATACAGACATTTTTCTTTCTCCATAAAAAAAGCCCGCTAAGTGCGGGCTTTATTGGGGGTTGTCGGGGTTAAAAGGTTCTTCTTCTGGCCGTTTATCATTGGGCTCAGGTGTATCACCAATAACGTCACGTTCTTTTTTACGCTGCTTTACTGTCTGCTCCCAATCACCACCGTCGTAACCCGCTTTCTCTTCTGCCAAGCTGGTTAAGTTCATTTCCAATCGTTTATCAATCGCGTTGGCTTCTTTTAGCGGGTCAATCGCACCAGGACCATCACCGTGCCAAAGCGCACCACAATAAGCCTTACGAATTAATGGGTCGGTAAAAAAGCCCGGGGCATGAACACGACCAATAGAAACGGCCTCTTCTAACCAAGCTTCGTAAATGGGTTGGCAAAAATTTACTGCAAGAACTCTGCGGCGCTTACTAAAGAATTTCCATGCATCCAACAACGCGGCACGAGCGGCGCTATAGGATGATAAAAATACCTTTGCCAATACTTCTTTTGGCAACTCTAATGCAACACCGACTTGCATTAAGATCGCATCAACAAACGGCGAGAATTCTTTATTAGGACGACCAGCATCAATGGTTTCAATGCTATCACCAGGTAAACCCTCAATAATTGAGCCTTGGCCCAACTCATAATCTCGTGATTTCCCCTCGACATCATCACCCGTTAGCAGCGAATCTGAACCTGCTTCTGACTTAACAAATACGGTAAACAATCCAGATACCACTGCGGCCATTAATTCAGCATCGGTATAACGACCAAGCTGCTTTAATGGCTCTATTACTGGTGCTAAATAAGGTACACCGCGTAATTGACCAATACGTCTTCGATCAAACAACTGAATGACATTTGAACGCCCCGTATCCTTGCCAAAGAAACGAATTTTACTCCACTCCTTTTTCTGCCCACCAATCCCACCAGGATGCGATTTTAAAACATGCAATAACTCAGGTGCGCCGTATTGATCTATCGAGATACCACCCGCCAAAGTAGACGAATCTCGTTTATCCTTTTCATTACAAATACGATCGCTTTCAATTAATTGAATACGTGTCTTATAGGGTGAACCTTTAACTCCAACCATTGGCAATAAACCAAATGAGTCGCCATTTTCTAAAGATGATCTGAATGCTAAATCTTGCAAGCCTGCAAAGTTCTGCGTGCGGGTAATGTCGCAGCTTTTACTTTCCGACCACAATTTAAACTCACGCTCAGTATTCGCTTGCCATTCTGCAGCTTCTTCTTCAGACATTCGCAGAAATTCAGCATCAATACTGCTTTGCAACGTCAAACCAGAACCAACAACATTCGTTGTCACTGTATTGATCGCACCACTGGCAATAGGATGATTTCGCACCAAATCACGACTTCGAGAACGCATTAAAGGCAATTCTGGCAAAATATCGCTATTCGCATCATTACTAGACGTAAACCAGTTTTTCATGGTGCCGCCGCTGCGCTTAGCACCCGAGTAACTGCCAGAAATAGCTGACATTGTGCGCGCCTGCTGCCTTCGATAACCTTTAATCGGGTCAAAGACATGAATGATTTTATCAATCACATTAGGTTTCATGGCCTTTTGTAACGCTAATGAATCTTTACTCATGACAAATTCACCCGACGCATACCACGACGACCACGACCGCTTAATTGATTTACTTTTTCAGACCAATAATCAATTTTAGCTGTCACAACAGCCGCATCTGCACGGGTTAGCTGACGGCCTTCATGACTATAGGATTGCCCATTAGATACTTTTTCATCGGCTTTAATCCAACTGGTAAGCTGTTTTTGTGCTATTTCTAATGTAATTCCAGTCATTACAACTCAACTCCTTTACTAATGACGCGACTAGCCTTTTTAACGGGCTTTTTATTAGGTGCTGCAACCACTTCAGGCGCTGCAAATAAATCGGTTTGGGTTAATTTCTTTTCTATTGCATCCCAAGCACTAGGCAACCAGCGATTTAGCTTTAAATAACGAGCAGCGTGCAAACAATAAACTTCACAGTCAGTGCCTTCATTTCGCACACCGGATTTACACTGCCACACCAACTTACCGCGCATTTTTGTATGCGGGGCTTTAATCTCTGCGGTTATTTGATCGTAATAGTCTTGGCGAACATTTTTATACCAATGCATTCGACCAGGACCACTTCCCATTAAGGAAAGCCGCCCCTTTTCACCGAATAAAAGGTCTTTGGCTTTATGCGTGCCAACTGAATGGATTTCTAACCCATACTTAGCCGCTTTGGTTTTGCTTTTATGATCAATTTTTCTCGGCCGCGAATAAATTTCGCGATTACCGTAGTCATTAGAGGAACCTTTAATCGCTAAAACATTTCGGCTTAGATTTTTACGCACCCAGTCATATACAGCATCATTGGTATTACCATCAGAGGTATCGACACTGACCGCACTGACCTGCATTTGAAAACCGCGTACATGCGGAATAGGACTGAATAATAATGAATGAAGTTCTTGCCATACCGGATCAGTTACATCATTAACAGATCGCTTTGCAAATAACTCACCCCAATACAAAAGCCAACTTTCTTCACCGCGACCCCACGCACGAATCACGATCGCTAAGCGATCACCCTGAATATCAACCCCAGCCGTAATGACCAGCCCGCCATTTGGCACCACCATTTCTTCATAATCTTCTGCTCTAGCTTCTAAAGCATCCGAATCAGGTGCATCGGTTTTATATTCATAAGGCTTACCCAGCTTTTGATTGATGAATTTAATCATCATCGACTGATTGCCCTTGTCTGACTCTTTTTCAGCAGCCAAATACTCCTGCACAACCTGAGCTAATGAGGTGCCATCAATACAAACATATAATTCACTAAGCCCCGTAAAACCTGCAATTCCATTAAAAGGCTTAGTAGCAACCCAACCAGCCATAGGATCGCCATCATCTAAAGCGCTATAAACTGTTTCTCGAATATTTTTCTGTCGCTGGTAATCATCCCAATGCTCACCGCAATCAGGGCAGATATAAACGGCCGTTTCTGGCTGAGAAAAACCAAAGACCTCATGATATTCAACATTAATTTCGCCCGTTTCAGCATCGTAATCAGGGTTATCAGAATCTTTACCTTCCCACCACACATTGTCCCAATCTAGAACGTGCGAACTTCCACAGTCATGGCAAGTAATGGGTAACACACGACAATCACTACGATCTAAACGAGCTTCTGTTTTAGAAAGCCCTTTAACTGCTGGCGTACCACCTACAATTAATTTTTTATTACCGGTATAACGCTTTAACCGTTCTTCACCATTACCAATAGCATCACCCTGATCGGCAACGTTATCACTGGTATCGTCTGGTTCTTCAACAAACAACACACCAACCGACGACGTTGATTTAACGTTACCAGGCGAATTAGAACCAACCAGCTTTAAGAAGCCACCAGGATAATTTTTTAAGTCCCAGCGATTACCCGACTTTCTTGATGTCGAAACATCCATTGCATCAGTAATCTCGCTATTCACTAAAGCCGTAGGAACTAACTTTTCATCATGAAATGCCTTCGCATCTTTTTCTTTTGCGAATATCCCCATGATTGGGCAAGCATCACCTGCTATACGTGCAAATAAATAACCCAGAATAAAATATGTCCAGCCAATTTGGCTGGCTTTCATCAAATCAACTTCATAAATATTACGATCGTCTAGCGCCATAGCTACGCCAATAAAGTAAGGCGATCGCTCAAACTGATAACCACCACTAAAGCCCGTTAAATCAGGTAAGTAATAATTCTCAGGAATCCATTCAACAGATTTTAAAATACGAGGTGGGTTAAATTCAGTCGCTACTTCCGCTAAAAGAGTCCGCAAGTTTACTTGCATGATCTCTAATTCGTTCGGTTGTAGGTCCAACAATGTTACTCACCATTTCACTATCAATATCTATATCGTGTTCAGCCTGAACATCAGATATTAATGTTTTAATTGCCGAACCCATTTCCCTGTTTGCATAAACCGCCCAATCTTTTAGAACTTTCATGCAAAAATCACGCGGTATCAAAGATTCAATCTTTGCCAAATAATCCAAACGAGAATTTGCAGATTTTAAACGAGTCTCTTCAATGCGTGCCGCTGCTAATTCCTCAGTAAGAGAACCACCACGTCCGGCAGCTTCATCACGAAGATGCTCACCGTAGGCAATGAACCAATCTTTATAAGAGCCCTCACGAGGCAAGCGACCTTTTTCAACGTGTTTACTGATACTAGGCTGAGAAGCCCCAACAAGACGTGCAAACCGTGTCTGATTTGCCACAGATTCCAAATCAAGAACATCTGACATAGCAAAACCCAACAAAATTATTAAATAATGGGTTACTACTATAACCCCCTATAGGAACAGACTTCTGCGAAAAACTCGCGCCTTCGTAACCCGTATTGAACTAGATTCCCAGAAGTACCTTTGCCTTTATCCGCCACGGTATCCATTCTCTTCAGCCTCATCGCGCAACGCTTTCTCTTGCATGAATACTTGATGCTGATATGTCTTGCGACGGTAATAAGTATTGATGATAAAAGTTAGCACCATGAAAATTAATCCAATCACACCAAACCACTCCTGCATTGACCAACCCGCCACAACAGTAGCGCCACTCGTTCCATAAGCTGACAATGTTGCAACTCGTTCCATCAGCGCACCATGAATAGATTCACGACTCATAAGATTCTCTTCCCTATCTGCTTAGCTATTTGGCGATCAGCAAACCACCACGACACAACTGTTGCTGTCATTGCCACAACCGCTCTTGCTATATCATCCTGAATATCACCATCTGATTTGAAATAGATGCCAGTAGTAAGAAACACCAATACATAGGTAAGTACGGGGCGCGTGATTTTCTTAATGAACTCAGCAATTATTAATAAGCGGCTATCACCTGCGTAAGTCGCGTCAGTGATGTACGAATCACTTAACGCTTTATATGCAGATACAGACAATTCGCTCTCAGCTTCAACCATTAGCTGTTGCGTCTTATATCCTGCCTCAGCTTTAATTTGTTCCATTGCATAGGCGTGATCGTTTTTATTAGAAACAATCTCTATTTTCTTTAACTCAATATTCTGTTGATGCTCTTGCTTATTTTTAAAATAACCAAACACATTGGATGCAATAGACCCAACCAACCCAACAACACCACCACTTAAAAGAGATTCAATCATTAGGCAGACTCAACAATAATTAGATTAAAAGGTTTCTTATTCATCAGCTTAAAAAGCTTTTTGACAGCGTAACGACTGCCAACAACCGCAGATTGACCACGCAACCGCCCACGCTTCTTTCCTAATGCTATGCAGCCGTTTAAGTTGCACATATAACCCTTTCGACTATCACCCGCCCAATTGGCAGGATGTATCAAAATGTGGGTGCGATTAGGAACACTTTCAATTTTGTATACCCAGCCAAACCGAGGCGATCTATGCCACTTACAGCGATACTTACCCGCAGGTATACGAGAATAATTTTTTTCGTTATTACGATCAGGTAATTCGATTGAATGACAAAAGAAAAGCCAGCCAACAAATAAACGGCCCAATGTCCCCTCATCGCTTTCTTTATCGCGATGAAGCACAACCGTTTTCATAATTAATAACCTGAAATAAAAAGTCCCAGCCGAAACTGGGCAAACGAGGTAGACAATAGGTAAGGCTAAACTTATCTGTTAATGGATCGCCACTCCAAACTTATCTATTCCTTATGAGGACACCTTTCACTAGATACGTCAGCATGTGAACCGCAGGCATAAAAAAACCCGCGTTGAAATAAATCAAAGCGGGTTTTTATTGTCAGCTATTCTCGCTGCAAATCATTCAGACACACAACAAGAACTAGAAAGCATTTTCCACTAATCGCTCACGTTTGCAAGAACTATTTTTTAACGTAGACAGAAATACTTTTTTCGTAGGTTTATTTTCATTTAAAAATGCTTCAATTTTTTCGTGCGCTTTATTACGACGACGACGCAAGGTAGCCACACTGCAACCGCAGCGCTTTGCTGCCTGACTCATTTTGGCTTCAGGCTCTAGATAGATCGCTTTGATTGTCTCGCGCAACTCATAGGCCAGCGAATTAACTGCACGTTCTATTTCTTCAACTGCTGGCGACCACAAGGCAACCGTGTCGTTATTGCGCTCTGAAGTATCTTCCATCTCTAAAAGGATTGATGAGTAACTTAAAGCACCCAAGGTATCGGATAAAGCCGCAGAAGCCCAAGTAACAAGACGATCATGTATATGGTTAATCATTTTTAATCCTTTAAATTAAAGACCTTGTGTAGACCTAGTGGTTTTTATATACCCCTAGGTCACTGAAACATTGATGAATACTAATAAGGCCTATAGGCCTAGGGTACCTAGGGTACTTCTCTCGCATGAGAGTATTTTTTTAAACTTAACTTTTTACTGTTATTTAATACGCATCCGCGCGCGTAGAAAAAAACACTAGGCCCCTAGGCCTTTTTCTCCTAATGCAGATAGCACTAAGGCTACAATGACCTTGGGTACAAAAGACAACCCTAGGTTAGCCGTAGGCACACTGGGCTTTTTATTGCTGTTCATTACTAAACCCAAAGCCAAGCTCTCTTCTGAAATCATTAACACAGCTCGACAACCACGCCTTTTGCGTCATCTTTTGCGGCTGATCACTAATAATAAAAAAGGTACCTTTTCGATCCTTTCGTACCGTCTTACCCATACCACCAGGATCATCGTATTTTAATGAAGGCCTGCGAGTAATTTTCACAGAGAGCGCACTCGAAAACTTTTCACGAGGAATCGTTCGCTCATGTCCGGCCTTACACCAATTGTCATAAACCACAAATAAATCATCACTTAGACACGTTTGATAAGGCGCATCTAAGTTACCCGCCGACCACTCTCGAAAGAACACTTCCCAGCTAGGCAAACCAAAATCAATTAAACGTCGCTTAGCATCTGTCATTGGCGGCTTACTTCTACGATCAAAGCCTGTTAAATCCAAACGCTGCAACCAAGCCATAAACGCTTGTGGACCACCATTCTCAATTTCATGCCCGACCTTCTTCTGCAAGTCTTCTGGCAACTTCCAATTTGGCCAAACAACTAAAAAGCGACGATCGCTAGGTTCAACAGGAAACGGCTGTAACTCATTCGATAGGAAAATACAGTTCATGTGATTCGCTTCTTCCCAACCACTCACAAACTTCTTTTCTATTCGTGTCTTATCGCCTGTCACCATCTGCTTCACGGTACCCATTTGAGAATACTTTTTGCTGCGCGAAAAAATCTCTTCAAACAACCCATATAAAAGATTCGATTGCCAATCAGTATATTGTGACTCCATTTGGTGCTGTCCAAGTGTTGCCCCATACTCACCATAAATAGGCCGCATCACCCCATCAAACAACATCGACTTACCCGAGCCCTGAGTTTCAGAATGCATCAAAACCGCCGTATCCATTTTGGCACCAACATGCTGAAGCGGATAAGCCAGCCATTTTTTTAACCAGTCCCAAACCTCGTTATCTTGATTACATAAGGTGAACATCATCTGGCGAATACCTTCACACTTTGCGTCATCACTTTCTGGGGTTAATGGCAGCCCACGAAACATATTGATATGAGTTTCAGGATCAACAGACTGTGTTGGATCAAATACCAGGTTAGATTGCAAAACCACCTTGCGCTCAATACTCTTATTCCAGAAATCAAACGCTTCAGGCATAACGCACTTTAAGTTTTCGATTGGCACAATTTCACGCAACATGCCATCCCAAACATTCCTAGAAGGCTCAAGATAAGTAAAACGCTCTAAAGCCTCCTCAATACCCCGCACCCCTGCTTTTTTGGCGGCGTCCGCTGCGGCTTTAAGGTCTGATTCACTCACTTGACGCTTATTACCGGAATCTAACCAACTACTAGAAACCTTCTTACCTACAACACGCTTAAAAGCAGCCACTTTAACCTTGGTTTTTTCGTGCGTATCCCACACATCACCAGAGGGAAAGACTAAGGCATAACGCTTCAATGCATCTTCAAGAGTAATTTCATTGTTTTCGCTTACAGAAATTCCCGCCGGAACTATTGAGGGGTCAGGGGAGATTGGCACACCACCCATCAGCACATCACCCACAGTAAAATCAGCCTCATCTAATGAGGGTTCGGGAGAAATATCTTGCGCCTTAGCTATCGCCCTATTCACTTGATCTGCCACCGCACCCAAACCTTGTGCAACATGCAAATCATTAAAATCAGTAGGCTTCTTTTCTGTCTTACTACCCATTTACAACCCCTTCTTCGACTTCCTGAACCTGATGATCAAATAGAGGGATTACAGCAATTCCCGAACAATTAGCCGCTGCTTGATTGGCTTTTTGAATACCGGTACTCACACCCGTGTTATTAATTTCATCATCATCACCACACACAACAATCGTTACCACAGGAAAGATAGAGCGCATAATTTTAGAAACACGAACAATATTGCCCGCATCAAATGCCACCACACAGGGATAACCCGTTGCCATGTAAATACTGGCCGCTGTTGCATACCCTTCAGCAATACACAAAACACCCGATGCACAAGACTGATCGCCAATGAAGTGAAAACAATCTGATTTTTGACCATGACGCGGAAAAGACTTTTTATTAGGGAAAATAATTTGAAGTGATCGAATTTCTAACTCACGGTTGTACATTGGAACAACCAAACAACCGCGCTTAATATTTCGTACTGAAATATGCTCTAACTTAGCCGCACCTGTTTTGAAAAAAGCATTAATATCAGTCTCACCCGTCAAAACCTGATAAGTGCAATCTTGATCATCAATAACCATTAGCACCGATCGCGCTGCAACATAAACACCAAACGCATTAATCTGCTTCTTATCTAAATACTCACAAGGTGCAGCCTCATGAGTCACTAATTCAGCGATAACGGCTAATGACGCATGACACACAACACCTTGCATATTAGAGCGCCATAGTTCTTCTGCGGCCGCATCCGCTTCACGCTTACGCTTACGCTCAGCCAACTGTTGTTGATATTCAGCCTGCGCCACTTCATCACGCTCAATATTCTTATGACGATAACCACCATCCATTGCTTTTTTAAACAACGAACCAATACCAGTCGCCCCTCCGGCCTTAATCGACTTCCAGGTACCGCGCATATTTTTGCGATCGTATTTGTCACTACCCATGGACCAATCATTAAAAAGATCAAAGCCCATATCGCCAAACTCAGACTTAATCGCCATACCAATACGAACCCACTCATCGCGTGATTCATCCGCACTGATACACGCCAATGCATCCTGTACCTGATCCATAGTGCAATCAGCCCAAGAACTAGAATCTACACGACCCATTACAAGGTTCCTCGTAACTGAGAACAGTTATGCAAAACCATGTAAATCGCCTTAATGCCTTCTAGCGCTGAGTTTTGCAACTCTAACCACTCACCATCATCGACATCACCATTTGCAATAGACTCGCGCACCGTACGACCATAACTTCCGATCGCCTCAACGACCGTCAGCATGTTATCCAAAATGGCATCATCACCCGCAATCTCATCGTGCTTACCGACCGGAATAAAAACACCATCCGCTAACTGGCCAATAGCATTGGTCAAACGCGGGTCTTTAGTCCCTTCTAATACCGCCTTAAAGTGCTTTAGATTGGGCCGATGCTGCATATTATTGGGATTAAGACTGTTACTCATAACCGTCGGATTCAATCCATAAATCGCTGCAAGCGCAGCCACCCCGCCTTTAAAGTCATCAACTGCCCAATACATGGCTTGTTCAATTGTTAATTCTTGTGACTGGTCCATAGCGTTAAATCTCTACAAAAAAAACGTATTAATAAAATCAATATTTGTCAGAATTAGAACCGATTCGTTCTTTCCACAAATCTCTGATTTTCACAAAGTGCGAATAACGCGGATCAACTTTTTTACCCTGAATACGAGTAATTGTTGAATTAGCCACACCCACTACATCAGCAATCTCACTGACAGGCACATCGCCTTCAACTAGCTGAGAAACCATGTTTGATACATGAATTTCAGATTTCATTTTTCATGCTCCTATGCATTTACGCATTGGATCATAAGCATAAATGCATTTTGATGCAACTTGTTTATGCTTGATAATGCATTTATGGATGAAAACAATTTGAAAACACGAATAGCAGCGCTACTAAAAGAGAAAGGTTTGAGTGAGACAGAGGCCGCAAAGCTGGCCAAAACCTCACAATCGACCCTTCATCGCGTAATCACTGGCGAGATAGCCAGCCCACGCGCGCAAACAGTTGAAAAGATCGCCAACGCACTTGGCGTGACGTACAGCTATTTAATCGAAGGAAGTAAAGAAGAACACAGAAAAGAGCCTAGAAACCAGCAGGTAAGCTACGACGACCTATTAGAGCAGCAAGGTGTGCCGCTCATAGAGTGGGATTTACTGGCAGCAGGCACCACCATGATCAATCCATTAAAAATTGTTTGCCCCATTCCGCATAGCCCAAAAACGTTTGCCACACGAGTCAAAGACAACACCATGACCGCGCAGTACGGCAGAAGTTACCCTGAAGGCTGCATCATATTCATCGACCCAGCCCGCGCAGAACACGCGAAAAATGGCGACCGAGTATACGCCATGATTGAAAGCACAATTCCTTCTTTCAAGCAGTTTGGCGAGGCCGACGGACAGCGTTATTTACAGTCCATCAACCTTCAATACCCGTTAATAACAAAAGAGTTTGAAATTAAAGGCCTTGTTATTGGTATGTGGATGCCTGAAGACTAACCCCATCTAACCGCTTAAAGAAATTCTTTAACTGGTATGAGAACAACTGAGATATAAATAACACATCTCGCACATCAACCGCATTCGACTTCAGTGTAAAATCAACCATGCCCCGCAAAGCGTGAACCCGCCCCAGTACCTGATCCGCCTGTAACATTGACCGCAACACTTGCTCACTCACCACATACTCCTTGCGCACAACCGCAGTCGTTGCCAGCGTTTCTGCAACACCGTTATTGATTAAAATACTATCTAGCAAGGATTCACCAGGTCTATTTGAATGCGCAGGCTTCAACCGATGCTCGATACCGTCTATTTTCAATAACAAATCCTTAGAGCTTCTAAACCATTGAGGCTTATCAATCTGCGTTATCAGGCGATAACCACCACCCGCTGCGCTAGTCCACCGCACCCCTAACTTCACGATCGAAGTATCCAATGAAGCAGAATTCAAAAATACAAAAGCGGGCTTCATTTGGACTTGATCCAAGCCGTCGAACTCCCCCTCCCGACTAGTAACCCCACCAGGATATGTTTCATTCAACAACAATTTTGCAGGCGCACAACCCAAAAGCCCAACCATCACTAGGCATAAACAACCAATTTTCAACACACCTAAACCTCCCTATTCATTAAGCGCCTAAGTCTATCAATGCAAATATCTAATAAAAAATGCATTTACGCATTGACATTAAAAAAGCACTTATGCATTATGCAATGCATAAACGCATAGCACGTTATTTTTAACCGATCGCAAACGGATCAATCAGGAGCAAAGCATGACCGCAACATTAGATGAATGCATAGAACAAATCGCAACGCTCACTGAAACCGTTACAAAACTGCAAGACAACTGTTGCGAGCTACGCAAAGCCAACAAGCAACTGTTACGACAAATCAATGCAACCAATACAAAACTGGCATTAGTACAACGTGCCCTAGAGCAAGAATATGAAATCAGAATCAACGAGTCATTCATTGCAGCAGGCGTCGATACCACTGAATTGGAAACGTTCAAACACGTATCTATTTGTGAGCCAACCCAGCGGATACCACATCGCAGTCGTTCGGCAGATGGGAACACTGTCTTACGAAAGCTTCGCTACGATCTCGAAGCCAGCCAACTCGAAAAACAGCAACAACAGTAACTACAAATTTTTAGGCATATTCACCGACCCACAAGAAGCTCGGAATGCCTGCGACAGCCACAGAGCAGAGTCGCAAGAAAAGAATACATAGCACCCGCTATAGCAGTACGGCTAGCCACCGACGAAGCAGGACGCTTCCGGCAATACAATTTAAACGAAACCGAGGTAACAACCATGAGCCAAGCAAGACCCGATCTATTTAACGCCACCGTTGCACAACTTAACAACGGCCGCACACAACAAGAACTAAGCGAAGCATTGAACGAACTAGTTCAAGCCTGCCGCGATACCAATAAGGTAGGAGAAATCACCTTAAAAATTAAAGTGCGCCCTGACGGCGCTAGCGGGCAGTACTTTTTAGAAGATCAAATGAACGTCAATCTTCCCAAGTTTGATCGAGCCAAAACTCTGTTTTTTGGCACACCTGAAGGCAATTTACAGCGTACCGATCCAGCACAAGGCGATCTGGATATTCGCGTAGTAGAAGACACCACAACACAAGCCAAAAAGCTGGCTGAAGAAAAACCACAAATCAAAGCGGTTTAACACCCGCTTCAACCTTAGCTAAAACTTAAATAAAGGAATCCATCATGGACCAGAACCAAAACAACTATTCAGACATCGCTGCTGCGTTTAACCAAGGCCGCGAACATAACCAAATCGTTGAACTTGCATTACCCAACGGCAAAACTTCAGAAATCCTTGTAACGCACAAAGACAGCAAACCAAACACCGAACTGTTTGAAAAACTTCTACCAGCACCACTGCATTGCGAAACAGACGTAACAGTACACGACGCACAATCATTTGCTGAATACGTTAATAAATTTGCTGATGACGACACCATGATTTTCATCAATCTACATGATGCAAGATTTGTTGCCATTATCGACTACCATCGCGCCGACAACGACCCGCAGCATGGCCACCATCGCGTAACATATCAATGCCCTAAAACTCCAGAATGGAGTACATGGATGCGCAACTCTGGTCAAAAAATGGATCAGACCGAATTCGCATTATTTATTGAAGACAACGCAGAAGAAATCACCAATCCTCAAGGCGCTCAAATGCTTGAGATTGCCGGAAGCCTACAAGCAACCAACAAGCACGATTTCAGCAGCGCCATTAAATTAGACAATGGCGAAACGCAATTTGCTTACAACGAAGTAATCGACGGTAAGGCTGGCAAAAACGGCCAACTAGCGATCCCAACTGAAATCACCGTTCAACTTCAACCGTTTCAAGGCGGCCCTGCATACGAACGCAAAGCCCGCTTCCGCTATCGCATTTCTAACGCTGGTTTAATTATGTGGTACGACCTAGTTCGCCCACAAAAGTGTATTGAAGATGCTGTTAAAGACACCCTGAAACAAATCAAAGAGCAAGTGAACGGCTGCACCTTCCTTATGGGCAACGCACCTCGCTAAATCACTGAAATTAAACGCGCCGCCACCCGAGAAAAGGGGGCGGCATTTTTTAAAGGTAGATAATTTTGAATACTCAACCCTTCAGCACACAAGATCACGCGCAATACATTATTGATAATTGCATTGTGATCGACACCGAGACAACTGGCCTAAACGATGACGACATCGCCATTGAATTAGCCGCTGCGGATGCACAGACAGGCACAGCCATCATCGACACCCTTATTCATTGCGACTGGGGAGAGATTCCTGAAGGTGCATACAAGGTCCATGGAATTGGCATTAAAGAATTAAAGAATGCCCCGCGTGCCGCCTCAGTCATTGCACAACTAACCAATGCTGCTAACACTAACGATAAGAAGCTAACCGCATTCAACCTGCACTATGACAACCGGATTTTATTACAAACTGCCGCAGCCAACGACCTTTGCAACGAACTCATCGAGCACGCTATGGGCGCTCAATTGTGCGTTATGGAATTAGCTAACCGTCACTTTATAAAAGACTACGGAATTTGGAAACCTGGACACTCTCAGTTCAGCCGCCTATCCCTTGCCCGCTGCTGCGAGATCGCTGGTATTCAATTTCAAGGCAAAGCACATAGAGCGATGGCCGACGTTCGAGCCACCGTCGATTTACTGCACTTCATCGCTAACGATCGCTAAGCACTAAATAAATAATTGGGAAATTATGATGCAAAACCAACAACCACCAATGCCAGAAACACCTGAACTATTTTCGTTGCGAAAAATGCAACCTGAAGAAATCACAAACTCTGCAAGCCTTGTTTTTTGTGATGGTCATTTTTTCCCAACCACTCTTCACGGTATCGTTGTTAAAGATTACGGCCAACCCATTTACCAGCTAGTTGAAGTCGACGTAAAAACAGGGAAAGCAGCATGAACCCTACTTTAAAAGACATACCATTTCTAATTGCAGGTTCGTTGCTAGCAATGGTTTCGATTTACTTCAGTGCGGTATTCTGGAGTTCGTTTGTTAACGGTATTACCAACCAGGTAATTACAGCCATCATTGCTTCAGCACTTGTTGCCTGCCAATACCTTTTCTTTAGCGCCCGTAAAGATCACGCAGGAGCAATTAAGCACGCACACAAATTAACAGTATTCGTTTTATTTATCACAAGCGGTGCAGCAACAATTGCGTGGTTAGAATCAAGCTATCAAGCCAACAATAAAACAGAATTAAAAAGCGATGTAGTTTACAACCAAAAAGTAAAGCACCTAGCATCACTTAATACAAAGCTGGCAACACTCAACAAAAATGCTGCCGCAGACACCGCCGCAGAATTTAGAGCCCGCGCAAAATCTACCCTACGCCAAGCCGAGCAGACAGAATATAAAATTGAAAAACTCACTCGCGAAATAAGCCAATTTAAAATCACCAGCAACAATGCTGGCAGCACAATAGCCAACAACCTCAGCTTCTTACGTTGGTTTTTTTGGGGATTACTTGCAGCTCTAATTGATATTTGCCCGATGCTTTGCTTTGCCAACATCACACCAACAAAACCCATGTATTGGGAACGAGGAAGCAGGCATGAGCTTATTAGCGAAGAAGTTAAAAATATCATCACTGAAAAAACAGTTCACTGCGAACTTGCCATAACAGTTGCAGAAGAAATTAAGGCGAATAAATACGGTGAGAAACCAAGTGTTAGAGCCGTAATGACAGCCCACAACATTCGCCACGATCGCGCCAAACTCATCTTTGATCAACTGACAGAAATGAAGATTGTCACCCGCGAAGGCCAACGATTTAAACGCATTCAGCACACACAGGAGCAGCCAGCATGAATACATTATTTTTAGTCATGGCTCAATTTGAATCAGCAGAGATTCCATTAGAAAAGCTATGCGATCAATTTGGCCTAAGCATCGCCCAGGCTAAACGAAAAGCCGCTGGCCATGAACTACCTGTTCCTTTCTACAAGAAAGCGACGAAGGCTGGATACTTTTGTAACGCCTCAGACTGGGCAGAATACTTAGATATTCAAGCAGCCACCGCACGAGCCGAGTGGAAAAAGATGAACGAGCATACTTCAGGAGCACGAGCATGAGCAGCTCACCAAGAAACAAGGAATACACACCACCAAATTCAAGCCACGCACACAAGCAACGCGAAGAACTAAATGCACAGATTCAAGCATTTTTAAACGGTGGCGGCGTTATTCAAGAAGTACCTGATTACGAAAGCGCCCAATACAAACCCGTAGCGATCGATCAAGCTGCAAACAAGAAAAAGCAAAGCCTTGCCACTTCACGCAAGCGCGGACTAAAAAAGATGCAGAAAGGAAAAGCCGCATGAGCACCACCCCCGAACGCATTCAAGAAATGATTGAAGCCACCCCAGCAGAGCATAACCCAGCACTATATGAATGCTACGTGAAAGATAAACGTGATAATTACATAGATAAGCGTTATGTACGCGCAAGATCACCCCGCCGCGCAGAGTTATTAGCCGTAAAAATTAGTCGCTTTGTTTTCAGCCAGTCCAAGGCCGATCGTGCTCACGTAATTATGAAAAGTAACCGCGAAAGCGCCTATGCAGGATGGCAGTTATGATCTCAGTAAACAGCTATTTCTGTGGCGCTGGTTTAATGGATGCAGGCTTAATTAGAGCAGGCATAAACATTCAACAAGCCTTTGAACTCGACAAAGACGCTTGTAAAACATACCGTAAAAATTTTGGAAAACACATTAAGCAATGCGATATTTCCGAAGAACTCGTTATGGAGCAAGACAGCTGTGATGCTATGGTATTTACCTACCCCTGCACAAAATACAGCACCATCGCGGACATTCATGAAACCAGAACAGGCGATGATTTATTTTTACATTCATTACGCCACCTTGCGATCGCACGCCCCGAACTCTATATGGTTGAAAATGTACCTGGCATGAGAGCCTTTCCTGTTGTTATGGAGGCCATGACAAGAATGCCAGATTATTATATTCAAGTATTCTGCCCAATTGAATCAAGTGTGTGGCTACCTCAACGCCGTAGTCGCTTAATAATTATTGGCAGTAAAAAGAGCTTTAATATTCGCCCACCAAAACACACCAAGCCGATTAGTCTTGCTGAAATACTAGAAGACGAACCAAGAGTTACACGCCCAAAAGCAATCACTAACAGAATGAACGGCAAGTATAGAGACCTACCAATCATCAGTGACCCAAGCAGAGGCGATATTGCACCGACTTGCGTTGCTCATTACGCCAAAGATAAAAGCACTCGATTAGTTGTTGATAAACGATTTCCTATGGGAGTTAGACCGTACTCAGTACGTGAATGGGCAAGGCTTCAAGGTTTGAGTGATGAATTCAATTTCCCTGTATCAGATACCGCTGCTTACAAGCAAATAGGCAATGGAGTATCTGAGCCCGTTGGCTATTGGCTGGGTACTGAAATGAAGCGTTATTTTAACAATAGGCGCGCGGCATGAAACAATTACTAATAAAACAATGCCCCGACCCAATGCGCTGGTATTCAAACCTGATCGGGCAATACGTCCCTTTCTTTGGTGACACCGGAGCAGAATACAGAAGCCGCGAACCTGCAGGATATACCAATTTTGTTCAATACGAAGATGCAGAAATAATCCAGCACCACTGGGAAGGCGGAACAAAAGAAACTTGCGATTGCCCCGACTGTGGCCGATCGCTAATTGATTACCAAGAGTAATTATTATGAAGCCCAAGAAGAAGCGCACTAAAAAACACAATCCAAACGCACACAAAGCCAGAGAATTTCAACAAGCTTTTCGCGAAAATCTACATCAAGTTTGGCTGGCCGGTGGACATTGCCTAAAAGAAGTCGAATGTGAAGGCGTAGTAAGTGACGCACATCTAAACTATATACTTTCCAAAAAGCAGCAATGGACCGTACTAATTTTTGCCTTTTGTGAAAACGATATATCACCTTATGCCAAGTCTAAACTGATCCCCTACCCCGACTTTAAAACACAAGACGAAGTATGCGGATTAATTGAAAAAGAGATTTTCGACTTCTGCAATCTGCAGCAGCAGAAACATTTAATCTCTCCTGGATACTTTATGGTGCCATCAATAGATGTCGATTTAGACTCTCAACGATCAGCGATCGCAGACCACTTTGAGGATTGGGGCGCTTTTGATCGCGAAATTTGTGATATTGCTTGGGCATGTAAAGCTGAGAACATCAGAGGGAGAAAGCTGCATCAAACCTAGACTCATCCCATTAACTAACTATTACAGAGAAAAATGAAACACGCTTTTACCTGATATTAATCAAATCATACCTATCTATTTTTGCTCTCTGGCAAACAAAACAGTATACTCGCGCCCGAAAAAAGGAATTGATCAATGACAACCACAGTTTGCGACCTTACGCATAGAATAATAACCGCAGATACAAGATGGTCTTCACAAATCACACTATCTGACGGCGCTAACTATTTCTTATTCTGCGATGATACTGGTTTTGACAAGATATCACTCGTAGGAAAAACTGCCTTAGTAACCGCAGGAAATGGGATACTCATAGCAGAATGGAAGAAGTGGTGGTGCGGCGAAGCAAAAGCAGAAGATAAGCCGCAGACAGAAATTGACGGTACAAACGCAGTCAATATTGCGATTATTGACCTAAGCACAAGCGAAGTAATCTTCCATGCTGGTCAAAAACATGCTTTATATTGTTTAGCGTCTAATAAAGTTAAAGCATTTACATCCGGCTCAGGCGGATTTCATGCGGCTAGCGACCTCCTAAAGAATGAGTGCGCAAAATCAGCTATAAAGTTTGCTGCTAATCTAGACAGGCACACAGGACAAGAAGTTGTTTATATTTGTTATAAAACAAACACAAATAACTTGAACACCCAGCAAGACGACTATAATCTAATAGTCAATGGACTAATTAAAAAGGGCAAAATCATGATGCTAGAAGCTGAAAACACAGTGATCAAGGCAGAAGATATCAAAGATCATCGCCTCAAGTCGGAAATTGAGCAAAAGTTCGCTACTGGACAAGCTGTCGCATCCGCACCAGTTCCAGGCATTGGCGACTTCAAATGGACCGAAGAAACTGATAAAAAATTCGAAGTGGCAATGGATAGAGTACACGCATTAAGAAACTCTTAACCACTTGCGTGCCGCCCTTATGGCGGCACAAACTACCCGCAACAGACTCTCTCAGCCCAAACCCAACCCTCCCATTTATCATTAGGCTCAATATTCTCAATCTGCGTATACCGCTTCAATGAATCCCAAGACTGATGGCCAGTTACAGCAGCAACTCGCGGAACATCCCAAGACTGTCCTTTATAGCCATTTCTTTCAAACAACCATGACGCACACTCATGCCTTAAATCATGAAAACGTAAATTCTCGTCATCATCACTAGATTTGTACAGACCACAATCACGAATTAACTGCCTAAACCGATCACCCAGCGACCGACCAAAGTATGGAAACCAATTATCTGGATATTTTGGGTTAACAGGCATTGTTAGCATCACCTTCCACGCCTCATCCGGTACCGATACCCATATATCATTACCCATCTTTTTAGTAGGATGTTTCATATCTGTTATCAGCACCCGCTGACGATCGTAATCCGTTTGCGATCGTAACATGCGCCCAAGCTCAGCCTGCCTACGACCTGAGAACATAGTAAACACTAAGACTTTATCCATAGGAATCAAATCAGTACGAACCACATTACCCCGCAGCTGTTTCATTCTACGATGATGAGCCTCCTCAACAATCGCCGTCATTTCTTCAATGGTCGGCCTACGATCACGACCATCACCTTTGGCAATAATCCCTAATTTAGACATCGTACGCTGGGCAATATCGACCTGAGAATAATCTACCTCACAGCGCAGCAACTCATTGGCCACGCCAAACACGCCACGAATGAACACATAATGCTGCAATGCTGTTTGAGGCGAACTACGCTCAGACCATGCTTTACAATGATCAATAATATCGGCCGCACGAACTAAATCAGCCGACAATAAACCAAAGTCAGCATTTTGAATCTGCTTTAACGTATCTGTTTTAGATCGACCCCATGGCTTTAATGGAAAAACAACATCAACGTATTTATCTATTAATTCAGAGACCGTTAGTGAAACCTCATCTCTCCCAGCGATCGCGCGATCAAGTGCACCAGGTTCAGCTAAATCAAGCTCTCTACGCCCTGCCCAAACCTCAGCCAACTTCTTACGAGGGAATGACCCAGACTCACGCCAAACGATCTTTCCTGCCCGCTTAATGCGTATCTCAGCACGATATGAGATACTGCCGTCTTTATTGGTACGCGGTCTAATAGATGCCATGCTAATCACTCAAATCTTGCCAAAGGTGCGCCATGAAAGTGCGCCATGAGATTTATCTCGATTCATGGCGCACTATTGGCGCACCCATAGTAACAAAATACACTAGAAAAGCACATAATGACGCAAGCACACGACAACATGAAAACAGCTACAAGCCCCGCCGATGCTCGCAAAGCTAGCAATAGCTTGAATCGCAAATTCACCACCGCACCCATGATGGATAAGGGCTGCATTAAATAAAAACATGTTATAAAACAACATGTTATAAGATTCACTTAATTGCATGGCGCACTATTGGCGCACCTTTATTTTAGTTATGGTGCGCTATGGCTGCCCTAAGAGCACTAAAGTAACACCCTAATATTAAGCACACCGCAAAATCTCCTCAGCACATCAGAATAAATCAAAAAAACTCGATAATTTTATATTTAGGCGAAATTCGCCTAGACAGCTAGGCGAAATTCGCCTATTATGATCTCACGGTGGCACACAGAGAGCCACTCATACACGAGGAGGCTAGTTGATGCCACGGAGTGAATGAGATGAGACTTGCCGATGTAGCAACCATTAAGACAAATTTGAAAGAAGCTGATTTCTGGATAGTGCGTCGAGGCTCTTTAAAAACTTGTGGTCAACCTGTTAGGGAATACAACCCCGAACACATAGGCATTAAGGTCAACAGAACTGACATCCTGTTACCTGATTACCTTTACTACGCGATGATGCATTTGCATAACAGCAAGGTTTGGGAGCCACTGGCCACAGGCACATTGAGCTTGGTTAACATCAAGGTTTCAGACGTTCGATCAATCGAGCTGTCGCCGACCTAAAGAGAGGGGGGAATTATCCCCCTCTCCTTTTACCAAGGCACATAAAATGAAAATAGAATTACCAGGTATTAAGGATCAACAGCTTTTTATTCTTGAGCAATCAACACAAGAAGCGATCCAAACGCTAAACGACAATTTAAATGCGCCCCACATATCAGAGCCGCTAGCGATAGACGAAACTGAATACAGTAACAGCCATTTACTTGAGAAAGGAAAAGGTTGGGAAGCCCCGCACCCAGATATAGTGCGTGCTTATTTTAATCAGTTTCAAGCCGCCTTTGAGGATTACGGCACAGATAAGAAACTGGCCATATTATTAGGCTTATCTTCTGATCGTAGAATTAGAGCCTTCAAAAAAGGTGCTGAGAAAGCCCCTTACGGCCTATGGCATCAATTTTTGGTTATCACTGGCAGAGCGCCACAATACCCAATAAACGTGCTAGGGATATTCAAATAACGGCCCGTACAACATAATCGAGCCGTTAAACCTTAAACACGCGTCTGAATAGCGCGCACTATCTCTGCTGCCTGCTCATCACTTACAAAATCACTATTTGCCGCAATTGCGGGTAAGTCATGAGCCTGCACAACGAAAGCATCAGCCGCAATCAATTGAACCAAGGTAACTACACCATTTTGCACCTGAGTAATCCAACGCTCAGGCATACCCGTAGGAACCCCCGTAGATGGCTTATCAGTCGGTTTCTCTGGCTTTGACGGCGTACCCGTCGGCACTGCATTTTCCAACATTCCCTGCGCCATTACTGCCGCTCCTTTGTTGTTTGTTAATTTCCTTGCTTAGCAAGATTCCTTATTGCAGGCGCATTTTGCCTAGCCAGAACTGATGGTTCAATCAAAAACGATGTAAATTTTTGACATACCAAAAAAATTTACACAAAACATGAATAATTTTTACCCCTGTCAAAACGACCAGTTTTCCTATTGGTAAATCCATTAATTAATAATTCAGCCATAATTACTAGGTGTGCAGGCAACGTAGTATGAACATGAACAAAATCATATTCCCTAAATCAAATAAGCTACCTAACGGCGACAACCTCCGAGCCATGCGAGAAGCCGCAGGAATGAAGCTAGACGAAGCCCGCAAACGGGCAAACAGAATTGCCAAAGAGCTTGGCAGTGATATACATTTTTCAGATAGAGCGATGAGGCGATTTGAGAAAATAGGCATCGACGACAAAACCTATGGGCGCACACCTCCCACATACGCAGAATTGAATGTTTTAATGAGAACCTATAACGGCAGTCCAGGTTATCTCATCATAAATGTTAAACCTGTACTTTTCCCGTTTGCCCATTTCGACAAACACAAAGCCAACTTTTTTACTGATGATATGGTGCAGCTAATGAGTGATATTGGTGGCTGGCCATTGTCGCGCCAGCACCAATTTTTTGAGTTTTACAAGAATTTTATTGGCAGCTAAGCCGCTATAGAGCGCAGCGTTTCAACCTGCACCGCTAGTGCTTGCCGTTGTTTTTTCGCTTGCTCCAACTGCTGTTGAATCTTCTCTGATTGATCTAAAAGCATGATTTCTTGTGCGCAAATGTTTTTATACTGATTCTCTAATTCCAGCTGTTTTTGCGCCATAGGATCATGAGCAGGTTGCGAAACCTCACCCACATTACCCTCATCCATCATGCTTTCATTGGTTTTCTCTGCATTTTCTTGTTCGTTAGCCATGCGGCCTCCTATTTATTAAATTAATTTATCTTTTACGATGGAATATTATTGCCATCAGTTACATGACCAGCCCACGGCATCGCACCCCACTTACCTTTTACCCTCATAAAAAACCGCGCTGTCGCATCCGAAGGCCCACCAAAGCAAATTGAACCGTTTGGCGCATAAGGGAATTGAGTTAACCGTGTCATTAGCTGTAAATGTGCTGCTTTATCTTTGGAATTAATAATCACCGTGGGTACTCCGCTTATCCCTGATTCATTCTCAAAACGCCCAGCCGCCCCCGTATCAGAACTAAACTTACCACCATCATTAGTTTGCGAAATCCCCCGCACGCCATCACCATTTTCACTCTCACCATATACTCCATACTGGTCATAAGAATAAGAAGCCAACCCCGCAACGCCCACATCAACCGTTTTGATTGCACAAACTGCCTTATCCGTACCGTTTGGCATATACGTAGGCGACCACGCCGTACGACTCACATTAAACCGATTATCAGCCGCCGCAATCGAACCACTAAACGATGCCTGCCCATCAATCAACGAAAACTCAGGCGACGAAACCGCTAAGCGATCAGTAAACGCCAAATACTCTAAATCATTCCCTAAATTAAACTCACCTCCATTTGCCGTAGAAGCCAACCAAAATCCAGCGGCCGTATCAATCACGCTGTTTTTACCTGAATGAACTTTGCCATAATGCCCGGCACTCACATCATTCACCAGGTTAATCGCCCCTGTAGTGATCAAGCCGCCATCAATTATGGTTTTAGTTACATCACTGTGCGTATCCGTCCAGATTTTATCCACCGTCTGAAATGCCGTCACCAAACTGATAGACCAGCCACTATCCCACTGAGATTTAGCAAAATTAGAAAACCCCGCCGAGAAATCCCGCACGCTGATTTTAGGATACTGCCAAATGCTATTTGTTTCACCAATCCACACACAGCACTTAGCACCATCAAAACCAAAACGCACAGGTAATGAATAGCCACCCCCTGTTACAGCCGAAGTGCTCGCCCAATAACTGTAGTTATAACCGCTAATTTCAATAGAAATCGTTTTGCCCGTTAAGTAATTAAATACATCAACGGTAAATTTCAGCATGGTATTTGTGCGGCCTTGAGGTAACGCGACTTTAATAGCCCCTGTTTGATTGCTTGAATTAATAGACAAGCTTGCACCAACAGGCCGTGCAATGCGCAACAAACTGCCGTCCGTGCTGTAGTTCAGTAAATCAGCGTCATCAGGTTTATCGGTAAACTGATTAAACCCCGTCGAGCCTGAGGTGACAGACACCTTGCCTTTAAAATCAATATCGTTAATACCATCGAATTTAAAATGACTGTCTGAATGGCCGACATTAATGCCCGCCAAGCCACCGTATTTACCCACCCAAACACCAGGTGCAGAATCTAAGAAACTGGCTTTACTGGCTTTAATTGCAACGTTATCACCCGTCATAATCAAACCACCTGAACTTAACTCAACAGAGCTTTCAATGACTGCCTTAGTAACATCCGCGCCCGCATCAATCCCGCTAAGCTTGCTGCCTTCACTGGCATTAACCCCCGCCAACGAGGTCGGCTTATCCGAAATATTCGCATAACCACTGCCGCCCGTGATCGTCACAACCCCAGTAATATCAGCATCTTTCGAAATCATCTTACCGTCAGCAGTAAAACCCCCTTTAATATCGCCCGCACCATTCGCGGTCATTAGGGTGTAAATAGTGCCTAAGCCATCGTCATAAACCCCAATCCCAGCCTTATACCCCGCATTAGAGGATTCAATAGAACCGCCCGAGGCAATACCAATCGTCGCGTTAATAATCCCTGCGGTTAATTTAGCCACGTTCAAATCGACAATATGCTCAGACGCGATCACTGGCCCAGACAACCGCCCCTCAATCCACGCCGCATCTATCGGATCGGTCTTTAATGCCCAATCCGAAAGCCCACTTAAATCAACCTCTTCAAGCAAGGTCGACGTGAACGGAATATGCACAATCGCCCCACGCACTCCCTTCTTATCAATCGGGGCATAGTAAGCACTGTAATCAGTACCACCAACCAAGCCGCTAATCGTCACCGAGCTATCACCACCCGACCAGCTAGGCGAAGCCGCACCAGGTGCAGAATCACGATTGCGTATCCACACATCACAACCCACATAACCCGCCTGACCCGTAATCGCCAGCGAAACCAAATTTACACCAGGTTCAACATGGAAAGACGCAGGCAAGATTGGTGCAGCGGTATTAATCGCAATAATCGACGAATACACCCCATCACCAAAAGCATCACGACTAACCAAGCGCAATTCATAATTTGAGCTGCTATCTAATTGATCAAAGGCATAACCCTGCGCGTTAATTTCTAATTCAAAACGCTGCCAAGCCTCACCCACCTTATGAAATTCAACCGCCACCCCGACAAAATCAGGCTCAGGGTTTAGCACATCAAAGCCCAGTTCCAAATCATTAGGATGCACTGTTGTCGCTATTGCTGTTGGAGGCACTGGCATTGGATTGTTAATCGTGAATTCTGAAAACTCACTTAATGAATCGTCATCAAACTGCACAGCAACCGCAATGATATGCGAACGTCCCAAGCCCGCCATTGCGTTTTTATCGAAGCTAAAATCAAACTGCGGAATCGTGGAATACTCAGAATATAAAACATCAGCCGCACCATTACGGACTTCAATTTTATAACGCTTAAACGCGGCCGAATTATTACCAATCCATTCTACTTGCGCATCACGCCCCAGCCATTCACCACCCGCCAATTGCAAGCCCGTCACCATCGACGGTGACGGGGTATTATGCAAAATCAACAACGCGGTGAAATCACCATAGGCCGACATTGAACGCGCCCGAACCTCTAACGAGTATTCACCCACAGGCAAATACGGCACATCAACCTCAGTTAAACCGTTAGTAACAATCGACCACGCAATGGCCCCCGTTGGCCCAATCGCCCGCACCTCATAACCCACGACCAAACCATGATTCACTGTCGCCCAGCTTAATCGGCCAATAACCTGTTTGTTATAAGTTGAAGCAGCAAAACTCAACCCAGTAACCGCAGGAATAATTAACGGATCAAGGGCAATCACATCACCAATTGGGCGTTCTAAAACAGGATGCGCCAACACATCATAGATAGAATCGGCATACTCAGACACACCAATAAATACCTTGCGGCTAGTATGATCGTATTCCCACTTACGAATAAAAAATAACTTATCGGTAAATGCGCCATCAGGGTCTGTAATGCGTACCACATCACCCAGCGTATATTTCAACCCCGACAAATCCAATTCATACTCAGCCGTGATAGATGCCCGTGATTCGCGAATCATGACTGCGCACAAGTCGGCCGCTTGATAGGCATTGGTACAGCCTTCTAGGTTTAATTCTATTTCGTTTAGTGCTTCACCATCTTCAACAATGCGCCACTGCGTATCTTCCGCAGAGCCCACAGGCGGATATACAAGCTGGTTTTCTTTATACCCTTTGTTAGGTTCAATATAAGTCGCAACAATACGATTCAAGCGCTTAGATTTATCACCCAAACTTAACGAGCGACGCTTTAAAATATTGTTTTTTAACTCACCCGCCACCGCAATACCTGCACGAGGAATGTGCAACTGATATTGACCATCCACCCAGCCCAATAAACCACGACACGTTTTTAGTATTTTTTCTAAATTATCGCGCAACTTGTCTTCAGTATTAATCACCAAATTACACGCCATTTGCGCTTGAGTTGGCCCACCTGAATACGTGGGTGCCAGCGCATCACAATAATCAGCCGCTAACGAAATATGCGCTAAGGAATTATCAGCAATAGGAATGCCGGCCCCATAAATATCAGAGACCAAATAATCCAATACAACCAGTGCGTTATTGTTATCAGGCGAGTCACCCAGTTGATTACGATCGTTATACAAAACCGAATGATTATAAACACTCGAACCACGCCACATAGAGTCCTGAACATTGGCAGAATACCAACCCCGAGCAACGCCACCAATTTCACTTTTAGGTAATAGCGCACGAATTTCAGCATCGTTATAACTAACCCCATCACCAGGTACAGAATAAACAAACGAGTCTGTCGTATTAAACGCAATTCGAGGATCGTGCAACGCAATACCATTAGGCAAGAACTCTGCTTGAGGTATAGCGTTTATATAACGATCCGCTGTATTCTCGGTATTGTGGTTCGAGACATAAACACTCAGTGATTTAAAACTATATGGCCAATCCGCATCACCATATTGCGCACGGGTCGTATCCAAGCGTTCACTAACCATCCCCCCAGTAGGCCAGCCATTAAAGTAATATCCTGAAGTACCGTTTAAATAGGCCCCACTAGGTTCACCACCAATTAAAGTCGCTTGCTCAAGCGAATACTTATGACTATAAGAGGCTAAATGGCCTTCAATTTTAATGGCTTCTGGTGTGCGAGTTAATCCCTCACTACAAACGTGATAAACCGAGACACGATTATAATCAACCGACTCATTAACTTGCTGCCAATTTTCCACCTTGTGGCCCACGATAAAAGACGACGCCACCACCCAACCAGGTCGCCCATAAACCACAGGCACAGCATTCACCACCGACGGACTACCAGCGGTAAATTTATTTCGATTTTCTTTTTTATTAATTCCGATTGCATTTAAGCCATTGCCAACAACGCTATCTAATAATTTACCTAACATTATTCAGCCCCCGACGCTGCATTCGTTATGTTTTCAAACGCCATATCATCCGCAAAAAAGCGTTGCTGGCTTTCACTGTTCGTGCGTCGGCCTGCGGTTTTATCAAACTTAAACATGTGATTTTTAAACACCAATTTCATTTGCTTGCGCAATGGTTCAGGCTTATGCAAATACCCCCGCGCAACCGACGGTATAACCTGCAACACCGAATCGTCATCCAAACTCAACACAGCAAAATGAATATCTAATTGAGAATTATAAAATTCTGCGGCCTGCGCACTGGCCAAATACCCATCGTCGGCATCAGAAAATACCAGTGAAATCGTACCCGCACTTAATGAAAACTCTTGCGTTATACGTGGTAGCTTACCCATCCCTGTATCTGTTCGGTAAACCTCTCCCGCATACTCAATTTTACGGTGTGCATCCGTGGCAAGAATCGGCGTAGGCGTGCGAATTTCCACCAATGAATAAATAATGGCAGAGCCCGCAGATAAAGCCGCTTGAGTTTCTGGCAGTAAATTACGCATTAATAATTTCTTCTTCTATCGTGATGGTTTTCATTGTACGCAATTGCCCAGCCGCCATACCTTGGGCAACCTTTTTTGCAGGAATACGCGCACGCACTTTAATATCTTTAATATTCACAACGTCATTGGCGACCGCAGGTTGAGTGAGTGGCGAACAAAACACTGCATCGGCAAAGCCAGCCGCATCACTCACCATATCGTCAGCCAAAATGTAAACACGGGGCGACCCTGCAAACTGAATCACATCACCTTCTTTACGAATCAAGGTATTCACTGGCCAATTTTTAGTATTCACCACATAGCCCGTATTCGTGGTCGCAGTCACCGCACCCGCACCATCAATGCCCGAACCATGACTAAAGAAAGGTAAGAGCACATCAAAGGTTAACAAGCCGCCTTGCAAGCGATTTAGGAAGGTAAACAGCGGCCGCAAATCATCTTCTGACGATTCCCGAGCACTGTTGTAATCTAAAGTAAACAAAGCCCGTGACGGCCCCGTCATGCAGCCCTGCCGTGTACCCGAACTGGCAGTATTAATTAGAGATGAATATTGCACAGCAACCGACATTTTTTTAATACGCGGATTAGTTGGAAAATTAAGCACTTAGATTTACTCCATATTCTTCGTAGCCTGCGGCCGTTGCTCTTGCGATTGAATTGCTATTGCGTTGCGCAAAGTCATCAAACGACTCTGAATCCATCGCCTCAACTTTTTCAATATACGGCCCGTTATAAACCACATCACCACCCGCACGACGCTCAGCGGCAGAATTAATACTGGTTACGGCCTCATCATTACTTTGCACCGTGGGTTCTACCCCAGACTCAAAAGACGAGCCCACAGCCCCCCCTGTATCACCACCGTTAGAAAGTGAAATGCCTTGTGCAATACCCGTAGCCCCAATTAACGCCGCGTTGGTGTACCCCATGCGAATCATGTCGGCATTTGCGGCGGCTGCGGCCGCTGGCCCCATTGGTGCCATTGCCGCTGCGGCTTTTGCACCGCCGACATAACCCGCAACAACCGCTTCTTTAGCGCCTATAGTGGTTTCAATGGCCAGCATAGCCAGCTGCAATTTTTTATTTTCACCCGCTAACGTATGCCCAAGGCGCAACAGATTGCCCTGCACTTTCTTTTCCATAGAGAACTTTATGGCATTAGCGCGATCAATCATTTTTTGCTTTTTCTCTAGCGCCGACTGCTCTTGATCAAATAGCTTTTGGTTTTGGTCGGCCATTTTGGTTTCAAGATTAAAAAAGTCTTGATCCATTTTCTCGCCTGCCAATAAACGGTACTCATCCCGAAGGGCTTCCATGTCTTCATAACCACGGCGTTTTAACTCAGCCTCGCTGACCTGCCATGATTCAATACGCAATAAATTTTTGTCGTAGTTAAGATTGATTTTCTCTTCTTCGTCGGCAAACTGCATTTCCATTGCTGCAACAGCAGCAGCGCCTTTATCATGGATTCGCGCAAGGTCTTTGGCGTCCGCTGCGGCTTTTAGTGCCAAAGATTCTTCTGATATTTTTCGTTGGTTTTCAGTGGCTGCATCATCAGCTTCTTTTTGTTTTTGCTTCCTTACCGCTTGCCGCCCTTCTATCTCTGCCATTTCAGATTTAATTAATGACAACTGGCTATTAATTCTTAACGACTCTGAATCCGTACCAACAATATAAGATAACAACGAACGATCACTTCCCGACGCAAGCGCATCAAGTTCATTTCTTAGCCCTTGGCTTTCTACCCATAGCTCAGCTAAACGACTTTCATCACTAGGCGCAATCATTTGATCTATTTCGTGAACAACCTCTCCCATCTTGGTCACGAACCACTGCATACCCGTTGCAGCACCCGAAGTATCAGCCACATTAACTTTTAACGACTGCCAGCGTTGATCAAGTGTATCAACCGCCCCCACAACCGTACCTTCAGCTTCGGCCGCACCAGCACCGCCAATTTTGTTCTGCAACAAATCCAAGGCGTAACGCTGAGAGTCCATAACTCGCCCTGCGTTTTCCATATCTCGCATCAGTGAAATTTCTGCATCACTCACACCGCCTATATAGCGCTCTAATTTCTTCATGCCCTCACTAGGGGTTTCTAATGCTTCACCTAGTTTGTTCGTTGCTGATTTAACATCATTCCCCATCACCGCTGTTAAATCTTGTGCACGTTCGATCGTATCTGAAAACACATCCTTAGAAATTCGTTTAAATTTTAATAATGCATTCTGAGAATCTTTAATCCCATCGACACTGGCCAAAGTATTTAATGCCGTCGACTTTGCCATACGATCTAATTGATCACTGGTAAAACCCGAGACATACCCCGTCGCTTTTAATTGCGCTTCCGCTTTTTTAGTACGTAAATTTAATTGGTCAAACTCAGCAACCGCACTGGTAATAAATAAAGTTGCACCAGACAACGACAAACCAAAACCAACCATTGCAGGGTTAATACTTCCCAGCATGGTAGACAAGGCACCTAAGCGCCCAGAAATACCACCCAACGGCCCTTGAAAAGCCGCAACATTAGTAGAAGCATGACGAACACCCGCAGCCAGTTTACTAACATTACCATTAGAATCATTCGCTGCTTTCCCCACTCGCCCAAGATCACCGATGGTTTTTTTAGCGGCTAATTCTAGCTTTTGATTATCACCATCTATCACAATGGTATAGCGATCCAGCTTGCCCATGTTCGTCACTTCTTTTTAAGTTTTCAGATAATAGTCTGACGCTTTACGCGCTTGCTTTAATCGACCAGAACTATTTGCGATAACGGCACAGAGTTGACCGTTAATATGATTTTCAATATCCCAGCCCCACGGCTGCAATTGATAGACACGTTTCCATTCATCAAACTGACTGCACGAGAGTTCGTGCAGCATTTTATCAACGTTAACAATGCCTAAACGCAAAGCCAACGTATGCGCGAAACTTATGCTTGCGCGTGCGCTGGCTGCGGCTTTTTTCCATCATCAGGATAATCAAAATCATCATCCTCAGCAGGCTCTACATCGGCCGATTTATCAGGCTTTTGCTCACTAGCTTCATCATTAGAATCAGCTTCATCATGATCTATCGGCTGAATATGAAACGGAATATTACTGAGCTTCACACACTGCCTAAATAAAATCGCAATGGTTTGACTCGGCAAGCGCGACATCTGCCACATCAAGTAACGATGAGGAATGAACCAGCGCCCTAAGTGCAAGGCGATCAGGTCTGAACTAATTTCTAAATCCTTTCGCATTAATTCAAAGCCGTCACTCGGCCCAAACTTAGAGCATCGCTCAAGATACTTTAAGCGCACCCCCACAGGTATCTCGGTTAATTCATAGTACCGGCCTTTGATACTGCAACGATCTTTTAAGTAGCCGTGGCGCTGCGGTTTAATCAATACCACCGCAGCGCCAACAATAACCGCCAACAAAATACCCAGACCTAAGCCTAGGTAAAACATAAACTCGCTCGAATAAAAAAATTCCATTTTTATCATCCTTATGGTGCAGGGAATGCCACAGGTGCAGCGCTGCGTTTAATGCTGTAATTACGCATCAAATCATCTTCATTTGGCTCAGAAAAACCACGTTTAGTTACAGAGCCTGTAAACGTTTCGCCCGAGCCATCAACCCACTCGACTTTAAAATCAAGTTTTTGTGCAAGGTTAGCTTCCATCTTAATCTGACCCGCATTGGCAGGATCGTATTCAACCCCAAGCGACACTTCACCAGGATCAATCAAACCCGTTTTGTGATCTGAATAATCATGATCTTGATCAAGATATGTTTTTTCCTGAGTCGCCACAGACTCTTCACCAGGCGAATACGATTTAACTGGCGTTACTCGCACAAAAGCGGCATCTGCTTCTGTGATTAATTTTACAAATAACTTCATTCCACGACCTTTCATACAAGACCCCTTTTTACTTTTTGAGAGAGTTTTTAATTTACGTTTTACAACAGTTAAAACTGAACTTTAGTTAGAGAAACTAAAACCAAATCGGCAATAGATGCCCGAAATACCACCGTCACCCGCAGGCACATATTGCCAACCGTCACGAGTAATCATGTCTTCATAAACGAGGGTTTCATTCAGCGCCATCACGGCCTTTCGAATCAATTTAGCCTCTGACTCTAAAAAGCTTTGATTCACTGCCCCTTCCTTATTGAAATAGCCCACGGTTATTTGCGTATCGGTTCGATATTCCACATTATCCAACGCCTGATTCTCTTGCGTTTCTTCACCTTCCGAAAAAAACACGGTAAAGAACTCTTCCAGAACCGTACCGTCTTGTTCATCAGAAACACTGGTAATTTCTGCGGTAAAAATGTCTTTAGCGGGGTATTGCGTTTTAATTGCGACGCGCACAGCTTCACGCAGATTACTAAGAATCTGTAAGTCCATATTCATTCCTTAATTTTATTTACTAGGTGCGACCTGCACGACGTTTAATTTCGTGCTGATACAAACGAGAAAAATTACTAGCCATTACTCTAGAGACTGTGAATGGCGTTAAACGATTAACCGCAGGTTTAATATTCACGGTCATAACTTCTAATGGGTATTGCCCACGACCTTTACGCCGCAAAACTTGCGCACGTTTAAGCTTGCCACGGCCAAAACCTTTGCTGCCGTCGGCAATAAAGGCATCAGGCACAAGATACGGCCCAGCCACTACGCCCCCATCAACTTGCTTGGCCCCTAAGCCGATCAAGGCAACCCCGCGCCGATAAAAATGCAGTTTTGCCCCTTTTGGCTTCTGACCACCTTTAGCACGGCTTATGTATACCCGAGATTTAAGCTGCTTAGTTTTGATACCCGTTTCAACCACCACCGCCCGCACAACCGCCGTTTTGGCTTTTGCTAGGGCTTTGTTTGTGGCGGTAACTCTTGCACCAGGTACATCACGTTTTACAAATTTATTCAGCCGTTTAGTAACGGCTTTTAAATCGGCATTCGACATACTGATTCACCCTAGGGTTAGAGTTTAATTAAACGTATAACACTGATATTGGCGTTAACTTGAGGACTAATGGTTAAATTAATCTTACCTGCACCATCCACAACCGCAGTCGTTTCAAACACATCGAATTCAGCCCAGTTACCAACATGCATATTGCCCGCAGAACCTGCCCCATTAACCAGCACATCAACGGGGCGCGTTTTATCTTCATAATGCACACCGATAACTTGCACCTTCCATGATTCACCAACAACCAAACCACCCTGCGAAAACTCAAACTGCGCCGAATGATTGCCCGACAGGTAACAGTTCCAGCCCCAAAGGTTAGGATGATTGTATAAATTTGCCGCCGTTAGCTTGGCTATCACATTGGCATCTGAGGTTGCGGTACTGCTGATATTGCCCCACGCAGCAATGTCACTGGTATCACTACCCACCCCCGCATACGCAAGCTGTAAATCGGTTGTTATACCATCGGTATTACGAAATACGTTTTGCACCGTAACCCCTGCATGAGGCAGAGAACGAATAAAGTTAATATCCTCACCGTTTGCCCCCTCTGCTACTGAATCAGGTATACCGCCGTTATAGCCTGCATCGAGGTCTTTGGCCTTGCCATCGTTACGACCTACCGCAAACCAATATTGATCTTTAGCCGCACTCACCGTTAACACACACGCAGACGACGTAACCACGCCAAAACCGTTAATACAATCAACCGTTATGGCAACCGAATCGTCAGCCAAAACCGAGGCAATCACGAGCGTACTGCTAGTCTCGCCTTGAATATCAGCACCATTTTTCTTCCATTGGTAAGCCGTTGCGCCCGTTGCCGTTACGCTTAGATTGATTAAATCCCCTGCAATTAAAGTCTGAGTCGCAACAGGCTGCACGGTAATAGTAGGCGCGGCCGTTAACAAAGTAAGCACCGCGCCATTCGACGACGTTGAGCCCCCTGCATTAGTAGCAACTACTGTGATCACTGCGCCATCATCACCCGCTTGTGTTGTTAACGCATAAGATGATGCGGTCATACCATCAATCAACACACCGTCACGATACCACTGATAACTTGGCGCGCCCGAGGCTGATGCATTAAAGTTCGCGGTCTCACCTTGCGTTACATTCGCCGCTTGTGGATGCTGAGTAAATACAGGTGCTACTGGGGTATCAGCCGCCGTACCATCTGTGATTTTATCCAAATGAACATACGATAAACCCCAAACACTTGCACTCGATGTGCCATCAGATGAAAGCGTGATTGACAAACGTCCTGCGCTATCGGCTTTTACTACCTTAATAAATTCTGACGCGACCGTTGGCGCACTGTCGTACGATCCCTGCACGCCGTTAACATCCACATCAACCACGTTGGTTGGCGCACTTTGCCACGGGGTCGCCCCTGCAATATTTACCCGATAATTGATACCCGCTAAAAGCCCGTCAATTTCAAACTGCACCGTACTGCCTTTCGGGGCAACTGAAAGCCCGTCATATAATTCAGGATACGGCCCGTAACTTAATGAATCACCTGAATCATTAGCGCGATAACCAGGTCCATCTAAATTACCAGACGTAATGGCCGTAATAGAACCCACCCCTGCACCTGTTGAATCTTGCAAATCGCCTTGGGTTGTTTTGGCACTAAAACCTTTAATCCCATTAATCGTTTTACCACCCGACGTTAAAGTATGGTTATAGAGGTTTCCATCCGCTGAAAAGGGATTCCAATTACCCTCACCAAAACCAATAATAATTTCTTGAGGTGGAATAACCGCCGCAGCGCCAATGGTTAACGTCAGCGTAATATCAATGGCCTGAGCGTCTGCATCGGTATAGGTGAATACAACCAAGCTATCACCCGTATAACCCGATGCTGGCGTGTAGTTGAATACACCATTAGCCAGCGATTGAGCTGTAAAATGAGCCGTATTAATGGTTTTAATAACCAAGTTACTCGGATCAATTTCAAGGTCATCACGTAAATTAGATGCCGCCGTTACATTTACCATGCCCGCAACATCGTGCGAACCATTACGCGCAAAGTCATTAGCAATAGGTGCTGCACCAGGTGCTAAACCTGTCACTAGCGATTCAACCTGCACCAAGTCAACTTGCGTTTTAATATCGCTAATAAATTGAGCACTCATACCGTATTGAGTACCCGCGTTACCGCCCGAGGGAATGACAAACGCATTATCCGCAGCACTGATACCCGTTAAGCATTTAAACGTTGCCAGTGCGCACAGGTACTGCATGGCGTACGATCCGTGAAAGCTATCACTGTCTGTACCACCATTAAAAAGATGCGTTACTGGGGGTACATATTTGCCGCCCGCATTGGCTGTATTAGTTGTATACGCAGAATTCAACTTAGTCATGGCATCAACAATTTCTGCACTGCGCACAACTAACATGCCGTGTTTCGCTTGTAATGCATCGGTATTGATTTTGGCGTGATCGTAATCAGCTTCTCTGCCTGAGCTGCCCCAGCACTGAAACATAATAGGAATGATATTGCGCGCCTCTGCCGTTTGCGCAATATCAACCATGCGATCAATCCAGCCATCATTCCCAGTTGTAGGGACTGCATTCGCTTGTGCGGGCTCCATAATAATGCCCGAGCTAGAGCCATAAGCAGATAACACCGCAACCGTACTGGCCGTGGCATTGGTGTGCGCCTTGGCTTCTACGCCATTAATATTCTCACCACCTTGCGGTAAGAACTCAAAATCATCGACATAACCCGCAATACTGTTTGCGGCATACATTTGACCAACTAATTTATATAACGAAGGGTCATGTTCAGCCGTTGGGTTGGTTGAGCTTGCTGTATTTTGACCATCAACCGTATTTTGCATAGTAGACCAACCTTGATAGCTGATCTTTGTATGAATCCCTGCCACCGCTGCGGATGCAACAACAGTGATCGTTGCCGTAGTGCTACCACCAATCGGAGCTGTACCTGTTACGGTTAACGTTTCAGTGCCTGCAACGGGCGCGTTATAGGTAATTTCATTGGATGCTGGCCCAGCAACAAACGCTGAACTACCCGTTACACCATAAGTAATTGTTTCACCGCCACCCGTAGTGGCCGGCCCTAATACAATCACCAAGTCGGCCGTTGCTGAGGTTGTTAAATTTTGGTCATTAATCACTGGCGCAGGATTCGCAACCGCTGCGGTAACGGTTACAGTGATTGTTGCACTGGCCGTTCCACCGTTGCCATCGTCAGCACTAATCGTTAACGTTTCACTCCCCACAGTTGATGAATTGAACGTGCCAGTATTGGCCGTTGCTATGGCGTAATTAGCCGCACCCGAACCTGCAACGGTATAGGTAATCGCATCGCCGTCGGCATCATTAGCCGCGCCCAGTGTTATCACTAGGTCTTGATTTTCTTCAACCGTTAACGTCTGATCAGATACCACTGGTGCAGTATTTTGCGGTACGGTCTGCGCTGCGGTTACATCAACCGTTATCACTGACGTAGCCAAGCCCCCTTGGCCGTCATCAGCGCTCACATTAATCACCTGCGAACCCGCAGCAGGTGCATTGAATGTTCCCGTATTAGGAGTGACCACTGTGTAATAAGAAGCACCTTCGCCCGTTACAACATAAGTAACTGAATCATTATCAGGGTCTGTTACGCTACCTAATGTAATGGTTAAATCTTCACCCGCGACCACGGTTAAATTTTGGTCATTCAATACTGGCGGATTATTCACCGCTGGCTGAGTTGCAGCCGCCGTGGTGGTGAATAACAATTCACCATTTTCATCAATCGTTAATCGTTTATCCGTTGCTACCGCTTCACGCACAGTTAACTGGCTAAGCTCTATTGTTTCAATCGCCATTACTACACTCCATGCACTAAAAATTGACCATTCATTGTTAACGCGTTCCCACCCAACAACAGCGCGTTGGCGGGCAATATATTCTCTGCTGCTTGTATGCGTTGCTTATCAACGGCAAAAATTAAAACGTCACCCTGACGCTGCGCTATCTCACCCACTAAATAATGTTCTACTACTAATCCGTCATCATCGAGAACTTGGATAAGATCACCTCTTACAATACGGTCTGATAGTTTGACCGTTACTTCCCAGTTATTTTTGCTATAACCTTCACTAGTGAAACGCTCTAGACCTGCTTCAATAATAAATCTATGACCAGTCGGTACTGTATTTACAGAAGCAGAAGCCCGCACAAGCAAGCAACTCTTTGCAAAGTCATCAAAAAACACTTCATCTAAATCATCTTCTAGATCACTAGCGAAGGACATAATTCACACCCGTAAAACTTACTTTCTTTTTGGCAAAACAAAGTTTGATTTTTCAGCAGACAACTCTGCTTTTTTATCCGCGATCAAATCACGCCCCAAGGTTTCAGGTAATTCAACAACAATATCTGCTTTAGAATCCCCCTCACCCTGAGTTACCGGAACGCGTAAAGCGCCATACATCCACGGACGCAATACCTTTACAACCACTTTTTTTTCATTCTGCGGCTTTGCCATTTCGATTACTCCTGACCTTCAGCTTTCTCAGCAGCGGCTTTATCGGCTTCAGCTTTCTCAGCAGCTACCTTATCGGCTTCAGCTTTCTCAGCAGCTACCTTATCGGCTTCAGCTTTCTCAGCAGCTACCTTATCGGCTTCAGCTTTCTCAGCAGCTACCTTATCGG